CAGTCCGCCTTCCTCCCACACGCTCATGTCGAGCCAGCGGGTGACCTGCTCGGTCCATTCGTTGAGGCGCAGCCGGCGGATCGCATTCTGCTGCGCCGGCATTTCTTTCGCCTCGTCGATCTGGCGCTTGAGGTCATCGCGTTTGACGGTGACGCCGAGGCTCGGATTGGCCTTCACCCAGACTTCTGGGTCAGTCCAGTCGTCGCCCTCGTCGATGGTGGCGATATAGGCAAACCAGCTATCTGAAGACTCTGTCGGCACCGTGCCTTCCAGCGCCTTAACCGAGAACTCGTGATGCTGGCGGCAGACCGAATGGCGATCGTAACCGGCCGTCGTGATCTCGAAGATCAGCGGCTGGCGCCGCGCACCGGTTGCCGTGTTGAGCTTCTGGATGATCTCTGGGCCCGGATGTTCGTGCACCTCGTCGACGGCCGCAAAGTGAATGTTGAGCCCATCCATCTTAGTGGCATCCGCCGACAGCGGCCGGAACCAGGACGAGGTCGGCAGCACGGCGAGATTGTTCACCGTGCGGGTGATCCGCGCCTGCAGGGCCGAGCTTGCCGCCACCATGCGTTCGGCCTCGCCAAAGACGATCCTTGCCTGATCGCGCGTCGTTGCTGCCGAATAGACATGCGCACCCGGTTCACCATCGGCGATCAGGGCATAAAGCGCGGTGCCGGCCAGCAGCACCGACTTGCCGTTTTTGCGCGCCACCTCGACATAGGCCGTGCGGAAACGGCGCAATCCATGTTGGCCCGAACGGGTCTTGCGCTTCCAGCCATAAAGCGAGCCGACGACGAACTGCTGCCACGGCTGCAGCGCAAACGGCTCGCCGGCCCATTCACCGGTCGAATGACGCAAGTGGCCAAAGAAGTCGATGGCATGCCGCGCCGCAGCACCGTCCCAGACGAGGCCACGCTTGCCGCCGGATTTGAGATCAGCCAGGTGTCGTTCGCAGGCGAGTTTCACCAGGCGGCCAGCAACGATCCTGCCGCTGACAACAGCGCGGGCATAGGCCGTGACCGGGCAGGACGGCGCCTTCCTGACCGAGCCGGATTTACGCTTTTCGGCCACGGGTCAAAAAATCCTCGAATGGATCGCTGGTCTCGACGGGTTCGGCCATGCGGATGCGCGAGCGGCTGGAGGGTGTGAGCCCGAACTCGCTTTCGATCTGCGCCATCTGCGCCAGGCACTTGTTGGCAACCGCCAGGAACGGGTTCTGGATGATGTTGTCGTTCGCCGTCTTCACCACATGGCCGCGGCGTTTGACTTCCTGCTCGGCTTCCAGCCAGCGTCGCCAGATCACCACGTACCGGGCCAGCGCATGCGTATCGAGCTCGGTCATCACGCCATGGCGGGCCAGCAGCTCGGCCATCTCGGAGAACTTTTTCCGGGCGTCCTCATCAAGATGATCGGGCGGCGCAGGAACTGCCACCACCGGTATCGGCTCGGCCTTGTTCAAACGATGCGGACGGGCCGTGCCCTTGACCAACTTCAGATGCGTTGGCAGCGGCTTGCGGCCGGCCATGTCAAAACTCCATGCATTATCCAGTGCCGTCAACGCGAAGGCGTACCGCCTCGAACAACCTGCGCAGACAGTAACTGCGTGCGATCGACACCACGGTGAAAATCGCGCCCATCGCCATGTTCTCGGCCAGCGTGGTCGATAACCCGAACAGTGGGAACACCAGGATCTGGGTGATGACGGCGATGCCATAGCCGATGGCGACATTGGTGAGCGATTCCACCAGCGACATGGTGCGTGACTGCTTCATGCCGCTGCATCCTTGGCCGTATCTCCGGTGTCGGGCACACGCTCGGCGGCGATCGCGTCAAAGCTGCGGCCGTCGCCCTCGAGCGTTGCCTGCTTGCCGGTGAATTCCTGCCAGCGCTTGACGACGACATCGCAAAAGGCTTCCGACAATTCGAGGCCATAGACCTTGCGGCCGATCTTTTCGCCCGCAATCAGCTGCGAGCCGGAGCCGGAAAACGGCTCGTAACAGATGTCGCCAGGATGGGTGTGCAGCTGCATCGGCAAGGTGAACACGCGCACCGGTTTCGAGGTCGGATGCTCGCGGGTTTCGATCTCGGACGACGGAATATTCCACACCGTCGTCGGCCAGCTTTCAAAACCCTCGCGGTTGATGCGGGGTTTCTTGCCGCGGACCCAACCGAACAGGCAGGGCTCATGCGCCCACAGCATCACCGAGCGGGTCAGCACCGGACGGGATTTTGCCCAGATGATCTGCTGGTGATGCAGAACGTCGAACTGGTCCCAGACGGTTTCCAGCATGCGCTGGCGGCGCGAGGCGTGCCAGCAATACCAGGCGACATCTTCGGCAATGGCATGCTCGATCGCCACCTTGCAGAAAGCCTCGTAGAATTGCGGACCCTGGCTGGAATCGTCCCAGTGCGGCTGCTCGATGTAATCGTCGCCCCAGTCTTTGTTGGCGATCTTCTTCGCCCGCGCCGAGGCGTTCTTCTTGGTCGGATGGTTGGTGCCGTCGTAGTCCACCAGGTAAGGCGGGTCGGTGGCAAACAGCGCGGCGCGCTCGCCGTTCATCAGCCTGGCAACATCTGCGCCATCGGTGGAGTCACCGCATAGCAGCCGGTGGTCGCCGAGAAGCCACAGATCACCGCGTCGGGTGACCGCCGTTGCCGGCATGTCCGGAATAGCGTCGTCCTCGGTCAGGCCGTCCTGTTCGTCGCGATTGCCGTAAAGCAGGTTCTGCAGCTCGTCGTCGCCGAAGCCGGTCAGACCGAGGTCAAAGCCCGCCTCCTGCAGGTCGGAGAGTTCGAGCCCGAGCAGTTCCTCGTCCCATCCTGCGTTCATGGCGATGCGGTTGTCGGCGAGCACCAATGCCCGGCGCTGCGTGTCCGAAAGACCCGTCAGCACGATCGCCGGCACGGTCTCCATACCGAGCTTGCGTGCCGCCAGCACCCGGCCATGGCCGGCGATCAGGGTGCCATCCTCGGCGATCAGCACCGGATTGGTGAAACCGAACGCGCGGATCGATCCGGCGATCTCGGCGATCTGTGCGTTCGAATGCGTGCGAGCATTGCACGCATAGGGCACCAGGTCATCGAGACGGCGGTATTCGACCGCAAGCTGGCGCCCGGCAACATCGAGATCAACAGAGCCAAGATCAGTCGCTGGCACGGAATATTCCTTCAATTTGAATGGTCATTTTATCGTCGCACCCCCCCATCGCCATTTTGGCCGCGGATGCGCGTTTGGTGGCGCGCGGTCCCCAGCGTAAAAGTTCTCGAGATTTAGCCTCCCCGGGGGCCTACGAGCAGCGCCGCGCATTGCCGAAGCCGCCGTCTCTCGCTGCCGTCTTCCGGCCGTGGCACGACGCGCACAGTGCCTGCCAGCGGCTGCGATCCCAGAACACGGTCTCGTCACCGCCATGCGGATCGATATGATCAACGACGCTTGCCGGGCGGATCACATTGTGACGCGCGCATTCCACACACAGCGGATGCTCGTGCAGGAACGCGGCGCGTTCCGTTCGCCAGCGCTTCGAGCGATAGAGCGCACGGGCCAGCGGATCCCGCTTGCGAGCGTAGTCCCGATCGCGCTCCCGCTTTTCGCGCCGGCCAACCGGGCGATGGAGCGGAGGACGAACGGGCATGATGCTGATCTCGTCGATAATGCTGATGATGGTGACGGTAGTACTGGAAACGACAACGCCCGCGATGGATCGTCTCCGTCGCGGGCGCGCTACTCTCCCGAGCATAGTCAAAACTATAGCTGATTTGCCCTCGTTTGTTGCATGGAAAAGTGTTGCAACACATTGGAGTCACTGCGCACTGAGCCGCGCCGCAATCTTGGTGAGGGCGAGCTGCCAGCGTCGCCACGCCGTAGTGCGATCGCAGCCATGCTCATGGCTGATCACCTTCCAAGGCACGCGGGCCGCACGCGACCAGACCAGCTTGCGCTCCGCCTCCTCGATCCAGAGCACCCAGTCGAACGTCTGCTCGAGCCGAGTGATCGCCGCGGCCGAGGGCCACACCCGCATCGGCTCGGGTTCCATGAACGCAATCTCGCGCCTCGTCCGCACGATCTCGGGCCAGGTGTTGAAATACCCCTGCACCTTCACCGGCGGTAGCTTACGCAAGGTGCGGAACGCCTCCTCGAAATGATCGGCAACGTCGTCGGCGGTCCAGATGCGGTCAGCCATGGCGTGCCTCCCTTTCCGAGGGGCGCGGACCATAGAGCTTCTCGCCCAGCTGACGCACCAGTTCGCGCTCGGGCCAAGTGAGACGGTCGTCATCGGCGGAGACCGCGAGGATGCCCTGTTCCTGCCAGCCTTCACGCTTGACCTGCTCGGGATCCCGGCGCTGACCGCCGTAGCCCTTCGGAGTGAACCGCATGCCTATCATGCCAGCCCCCCGTTCGTCTCGATCGCCCACAGCAGGATGGCAATGGCATCGGCCTCGTTGTCGTCTGCGGGGCTGAAGCCACGCGCACGGATGGCGGCAAGCACCGCCTCCTTGCCGGCATTGCCCTTGGCCGTCACGTGACGTTTGATGGTTCCGACCGACACGCCCTGATAGGCGACACCCTTCCGTTCGCACCAGGATGTCACCGTGGCGAGAAAGCCACCGTAGAGGTGAGCCGCATCGGTGCCGAGGTGACGACGGACCTCCTCGAAATAGATCGCGGCCGTGGGACCGGACAGCCGATCGATCTCGGTCAGCCAGTTGGCAAAACGCAGATAGCGCATACCACCTCCGTCAAAGCGACCGGGGCGGAGCGAGACGGTGCCGCTGGTGATCAGGCCGTCATGGCCGCGGATCGCCCAGCCGGTCGATGTGCCGAGGTCGAGCGCGAGGATGCAGCGGCCCACTCCATCAACGCCTTGAAGACCGGGGGCGGCGGTGACGGGTGTGACGGATGTGACGGATGGTTCCTTATCCGCTCCACAGGCGCGCAGATGCGCGCGCGTAACGGTCATATAAGTATGATCCGTCACATCCGTCACACCATCTGAATCCATTGGCATTTTCCTATTCTCCCGAGAAAAGGTCAGAGTTGCTGTCATTGAGGGCGATGCCGCGAAATCCCTTGGCCGCACGGGTGTTGTGGCGTTCGAACCCGCGCACGATCAGGGCTTCCGAGAACCGCTTGACCGAGCCGGCGAATTCGCCGTTCGCCTCGGCCCAGGCCTTCCAGTCCGCAAACATCGTGGTGGTGGCCGCGCTCAGGTGCGATCCGAGCGAGCAGCGTTCATCGATCCAGCGACCGATGGCGTCCTCTGCCTCGAAGTAATCCTCGGTCGCGGCCATCACGGCGGGCGGTGGGCGCAGCCCCGTCCGCTGCCATTCGATGCAGCCTTCGAGCGCCCATGCGAGGATCCCGTCGCGTTCGGCGAGCAGCCTGTCCGCCAGGTGCTTGTCGCGCCGGGCGGGCGGGATGGTGACGGTGAACGGCACCATGTGCAGGCGCCGCTTCATCGCCTCGTCCACGTTGCGGATGGAGGGCTTGTGGTTGCCGACGATCAGCAGCTTGAACTGCGGGATGAACTCGAAGAAATCCTGCCGCATGAAGCGGGCGGTGATCTTGTCGCCCCCGGTCAGCGCCTTCAGCTTGCTTTCGGCCCAGCGGCTGCCCTGTTCGGTCTCGATGGAGGTCACGATCCGCGCACCACGCAGCCCCGCCATGTCGGTCGGGTGGCGATCGCCCTGCGTGGCCATGAACATGTCCATCGGCGCGACGGTGGCGTAGTCGCCGAGGATGGCGGTCAGGGTGTTGGCGAAGACGGATTTGCCGTTGGCACCGGTGCCGTAAAGAAAGAACAGCGCATGCTCGGTGGTGACGCCGGTCAGGCAATAGCCCGCCATCCGCTGCAGGTAGGATTGCAGCTCGCCGTCCCCGCCGGTGACGGTCTCCAGAAAGCCCAGCCAGACGGGACAGGTGTCGGCGACGGACGCACCGGCGATCCTGGTCATGAAGAGACCGGGATCATGTGGCCGGGATGCGCCGCTCTGGAGGTCGACCACACCGCCCGGCGTATTCAACAGCCAGGGATCACGGTCCCACGGTTCGGTCGTGGTCGCGTGGCGGCGGTCGGAACGGGCGAGCCGCTCCACGGCCGAAACCGTCGCGGCGGTGGAGAGCTTGGCCTTGAGCCTTGCGGATCCGGCACGCGCGGCCGCCTCGCGGCAGATCATCCGCGCCAGATCGAAGGCCTGCAGCGTCTCCTCACGCCGCCACAACTTGCCCGACCAGGTCAGCCACTGTCCCCAGCCCGCGACGTAGCGCCAAGTTTCGGCATGGCGGGCTGCGAAGGTTGCGGCGAGCGCATCCTCGGTGAAGCGCACCGGCACTGGCCCATCATGCCCCCCGCCAGCAGGGCCCCCGCCATCGCGAACGTCATCCTCGTCATCGACCTCGCCGTTGCGGGCGGCGTCGCGTTTCCAGAGGCGTTCGGCTTCCTCGCGCAGCCGATCCTCCGGCCAGGGAGGGGCAACGCGGGCCGTGTTGTAGGAGACGATTTCCTCCCAGGCCTGTTCGCGCGGCACATGGCCTTCGCGAGCACGGCGGATCCAGTAACCCATCACCCGCGACAGCGCGTCGAAGCGCGTGGTACCGTCGACGCCACCTTCGCGGACCTGACGGCCGAAAAGCTCGGTCACGCTGCCGCGCTCGGGGGCCGCCATGTTGAAGTCGAGCCCGGCCTCGCCTTCGAGCGGCGGCATGGCGATGATCGCCTCGAGCAGTTCGCCCAGATCGTAGTCGCGGTGGCCGTGGTGCAGAATCTCCACCAGCCGCCGTCGGCCCTGTTTGGCATGGATCGATCCGGCCACCCGGATCGGCTGGTGGGCGGACCGGAAGGACGGATCGCCGCCGACCTTGGCGGCGATCATGTGCCGCGCACGGCAGACCGTGGCGATGTCATCGCCCTCGGCGGGCTCGGACAGGCGCCAGTAGAGGTGCAGCTTGCGCTGGCCCTCGGCGGTGACACCGCCGGACGCCACTTCAAGCGTCGGGCATCCGAGATGCTGCACGAGGTGGTCGCGCTTCGCGCCAATGTCGCCATGGTCGAGATCGACGAGAACCACCTGCGTTTGCACGATGCTTTCCGCCCGGGCGTCGCCGGGAGCCACAACCGTACCGGGCGCCACGAACAAGGCCATGCCGGCGTCGCTCGCCCATGTCGCCTGAAGCGCCAGTTTCGCGGCGAGCGTGGCGTCCGCTTCGATGAAGGGGACATGCGGAGGGCCGTCGCCGGCGCCTTTCTCGGCCAACGCACGGACCGGCACCCAGCCGTCGCAGTATCCGAAGACGACGTCGGCATAGATCGCGATCATTTCCGCGTCGGGCGCGACGTCGTCGGGCGCGGTGTTATCGGACGATACGCTCATGCCCAGCACCGTTCCCGCCAGGCGCAGAACCGGCATTCGAAGTGTTCGGGGTCGGCGGTGTGGCGCGGCAGCAGTTCGCCGGCATCGCAGGCGCGCAGTATCGTCACCGCCTTGTCGCTGGCCGACTGGGCGAGTGCGGCATCGAACGGCACGGATTCGTGCCAGATCTCGCAGGTGTCCTTGTTGATCGCGGTGAACAGCGCGGGCGTCTCGGTCAGGCCGAGATAGGCTTGATAGAGCGCGATCTGGGCGGCGTAGACCGGCTTGGCTTTAGCGACGCCGCGCTTCGCGATCTCGCGCCAGTTCTTCGCGTTGGCCGACTTGCACTCCCAGAGCGCCGGGACCGCCATGCCGTTCGGCGCAGCGACCACCACGCCGTCGGCGTGCCCCTGGACCCGACCACCGACGACCGAGAAGCCGAACTGATCGCCATGGCGATTGCGCGTGCGCAGGTCGAAACCCGCCTTGCGCAGCCATTCGATGGCCAGATCTTCGAGGACGTGCCCGAGCGCGAAGATGCGCAGAGACTGGCCCGAGAACCCGGCGTCCGGATCCTTCGGCGTCTTCAGGTATTCGTATTGCAGCCTGCGCTGGCAGATGTCGCCCAGCCGGCTGCCCCCAAGATAGTCCCGGGCGGGGCGTTCTGCCTGTTCCATGACAAGGGCGGTGTCGATGCAGGTGTTGACGGTATCCGCGAAACTCGGCGGCTTTTCCCGGTGGTTGAAGTCGAAACCGGCGTCCATCAGAACGGCACCTCCGGATCGGGCCGGTGTGCGCTGGCCATCATCGCTTCCTGGAAGCCGTCGACCGCAGCGGTGGCGAGGGCGAGCGCCTGCGCCTCGCTGAGGTCGGCGAACCGCGCGGTCCAGCCGATCTCGGCCATCAGTTCGGCCATGTTCTTCAAGGCGGCGCGGAGCGCGGCCTGTTCACGTTCATCGGGATCGATCATGCGCAGCCCTCATGTGCCGGGGCCGCATGCGGGCATGGATGGATGTCAGCGCGGCGCGCGAAGGGGATTGTGGTCATGGGAGAGCTCCAGATGCTCTCCTCACCTACCGGCTGACTGTTCTGACTGTCGGATGTGCGGTTCGGAACACTTCGGGAACATGGACTTGTGCGTTCACAACTCTGCCGATAGACTGAACTTTCCCCGATTCACCCTGGAGCCGAGTCGCGCATGGCGTCATTCAACCCGAGAAGCTTCACCAACCCTGATCGCCTCAAGAGCATTTCGCCGAAGCACCTTCTGAAGTTCTTCGCGACGTGGGCGGAATATTTTTCGGCGCGGGGTTTTGAACTTCCGGTCGAAGCGGATGAGGATTTTCCCTACGACGATCTTGCTGCAGTGTTGATGAAGCCCGACGAAAACGTGCCGCCCGAAATGGTCGACGCCCTTTTCTACGTGCACGAGACCGCGACCAAGGAAACCGCCGAGGAGCTGATCGAGGCGGCAGGACGGGCTGGCCTCACGATCGAGGCCGGTGAGGAACCATCCGATGCGGACATCGCCCTGCAGATCTGGCTCCAGAAACCTGATCTGCTGCGACGTCAGCATGCCGAGACCGTGGCATTCACACGTTCGCGTTTCATCTACTTCGCGGGCCACAGCGGCAAGCCGCGACCGGCTCCGGATCCGACCGTCGAACAGACCGCGATCATGCAGGAGCGGATGGACGAGTGGTTCGACCGCAAGCGCCGTGGCAAGGGCTCACGGGTATTCGCTTTTCCGCGCGGCACGAAGACATGGTTCATGGTCCGGCATGGCGAACCGATGCGGCGCGAGGGGCGACATCAGGATGATGGCGGATCGGGAATCGCCTACTACCGACCGCAGAAGCACGACGTCGTCATCTATGACGGCGAGTCTGACGAACTTGCCGTCAATGCAGGGACGAAAGGCGAAACCGAGCTCTACCTGCGGACGTTCGGCGGGGTCATCTTCGGGGACGAGGAATACTTCGATCGCTCGAACCGCTTCACCCTCGATCCGCTGCTGGAGAAGGGCGAGAAATCGCTCGACAACGACACTGTCTCCGAGATCGTCAAGGTGCGCCTGATCGAAATCGAACGCTTCTGGGGCGGAAAGGCCAAGGAGAAGGAGGTGCGCAAGGCGAACGACCTCTTCATGGCCTGGGACGACAATTGGGAGCGGCGCCTTGCGGGCGGTTCCATCGACCGGGCCGTTTTCAAGGTCAAGTTCGATGGGGATGGCAAGGAGCGGACGGTTGCCATTCTCCCGCCGAGCCTCGCGCGCTATGACCGTGATGCCGACAGCGATCTGATCGACCGCTGGCTCAAGGATCAGGGATTTTGCCGCCCCAACGTCGGAGATGAGGACGATGACGTCGGCGTTCTGGAGGACGATTGAGCGCGTTCCCGGTCACGCGACCGACACGCGCGACTGGAAGGTGGACCTGACGGATTGCTGGACCCAGGTCGAACGCTACCTTCCGGAGACCTCCAAGTACGCAGAACGTATCGACTGTCCCTGGCCCGGAGGGGAACATTGCCCGCGCCATGTCGTGCGACATGCCGGCGGCTCGGTCCGTGCCGTCTGCAGCGATCCGGGGCGACTCTGCGAAACCCTCGACATCAATTCCGACGATATCCGCATCCGTGAACTCGACCGCCGCAGACTATTCGCCGACATTGCCACGGCGCTTGGCCTTGTCGTTCCCACCGCGCCTTCGCGCGGGGCGGCCCTTCTGCACATCGGCGATCATGCCATTGCCGCCGGCCGGAGTTTTCCGGTGTTCGCTGCGCTCACAAGCCCGCGCGCGCCGCTCAGCCGGGCAGACGTCCTCGACATCGATCGCCGCAATCTACCATTCGTCCTGCTGGTGACATCGCTCGGCGCGATTGACCCGGACGTTTCGGCCTTTCTTGCGGCACGGCAAGGGCGTGTTCTGACGTGGGCCGAATGCCTCCACTTCGCCCTCGCACCGCGCAAGGGATTCGTCGCTGCCATGCCACTTGTCGATCTCTTCGCGCCCGAGATCGCGGCACTGGCGAACGCAGGTGACGTCGCCCAGCGTCCGGTGATGACTCTGCCTGCGAATGCACGCTGGTCCGATCTGCGCTTCGCGTTTCGCGAGGAGGCCGTGCTCAACGTCAGCTATCTTGGGCAGGCTCCGGCGCGCCTTGAACCGGACCAGATCGGCATGCGCGATGAGCGGAACGGCAAGCCGAACCGCCAGTGGCGGCTACTCCTTGTTTGCGCCGCACTTGGCGGGGCATTGCCTCGGTCCTTTCCGATTTCCACCATCAAGGGGCGCCGCCCGGCGAGCGATATCGTTCGCATTCTCGGGCAGTTCCAGCGTGGTTACGAAAAGCAGCGCCAACTTCTCGCCGCAGCACTGCGTGAGCGGTTCGGGATCGACGAGGACCCGTTCTCAGGCGCTGACGATTGTTACGAGTCACGGTTCCTGGTCGATGCAAGCAGTCTGAAGCAGGGCCGATCCGACCAGCGCGACCGAAATTTCGCCGACGACGACTGACTCTTTCCAAACTTTTTTCATCCCACCCAACCCCATGAAACCGCAAGGTTTCGTGGGGTTTTTGCTTCTCCGATCCCCCTGATTTCGAGGCCCTCAACGAATTTTCGCCGGTCCCGGTCACTCGGGCCGCGTGCCCGTCCACCTGGACGAAGGCGAAACTTCATGGAGCGTTTCCACCCCATTTGCGACGCGCGCTCGCGCGTCTCCCGCAACATCACCATTCGCGCCGAGCGGCTGGCCCGCTCGGGTTCCGTCCCCGGAATGGACGCCGAGGACATCAAGCAGGATCTGCGGCTGCATCTCTATCGCCGGGACGGGAAGTTCGATCCTTCCCGCGGTCAGTATGACACTTTCGCCGACCGCGTGCTGGCGAACCGCATCGCCACGTTGGCCGCACCGACCGAACGGCTGCAGGCCGAACGGGCTTGGATCGACTTCGACAGCCCCGCCGAGGGGCGCGGCGATGACGAGATGCTGCCGCTCGCGGAAACGCTGCCCGACAGCGCGATGCCGCATGCCGCCGTCACACGCGCAACGGACGAGGCGTTCGGGCTGGTGCGAGATGTCCAGCGGCTCCTTGCTGGCCTGACCCCGACCTGCCGCGCCCTCGCGCTGGCGCTGATCGACATGTCGCCGACGGAAGCGGCCGAAGCCCTCGGGATCCATAGGAGCACCGTCTACGCACGGCTCGCCACCATCCGGAAGGCGGCCGAGGCGCTTGATCTCGCGGCATATCTCGGCACCGCCCCGACAGTCTCGGAGGCTCGCCGGTAGGTGACAACAGGACCGGCGATGACCCGGTCCGCCAGTTTCATGCTGGGCCCTCGGAGGAATGCAACACCCCCACGCGGGGAAACACTCCGACCGCAAGCTCCAGGGCGGCGTCAGGCCCGGCAGCAGTCTTCCCGACGATCCCTGGACAGCAACCGACGACAACACGGAGCGTCACCATGTTCAAGACTACCCCTCTGAAGCGCCTGCGCGAACTGCGCTGGCTGGAAATGCTTCCCGACAACATCGACGTCCCGGCGGTCTTCGACAGGCCGGACCAGGTCGTGCCGATCGAACGCGCCACGGTGGACGAGATCGAGTTTGCCCTTGTCGCCCTGGCGCGACAGCAATCCGACCTCTACCGCCTGACCGGCGCGCTCGGTGACGTGCTGAAGATGGCGCGCCGTCAGGGCGCCTGTGGAGCGGACAATGCCATCTCGGCGGCCGCGCGCGATCTGGAGAGCGGCAAGTGAGCGCCCCGTTCGGCGCCGGGCCGCTCCGGATCATCACCGCCGACGAACGGCTGCGCGAGGCGCGCGGCATCAAGGGGGTGCTCACGGGCACCTCCGGCATCGGCAAGACCACGCAACTCCTGACCCTCGATCCGCAGCGCACGCTGTTTCTGAACCTCGAGGCGGGCGAGCTCGCCGTGCAGGGCTGGCCCGGCGACGAGATCCGCATCCGCGATTGGGAGGTCGCCCGCGATCTCGCGGCCTGGATCGGCGGCGCCAACCCGGCGATGCGGGACGACCAGTCCTATGGGCCCGGGCACTTCGCACGGGTTTGCGCCGCCTTCGGCCCCGCCACCCAGCTCGACAAATACGACACCGTCTTCGTCGACAGCATCTCCGTCGCCTCTCGCATTTGCCTTCAGTGGTGCAAGGGTCAATCCCAAGCCCAATCCGACCGCACCGGCAAGCCGGATCTCCGCGCGACCTACGGGTTGCTCGGCCAGGAGATGATCGGCTGGCTCACGCATCTGCAGCACACGCCCGCCAAGAACATCTGGCTGGTCGGGCTGCTGGACCGCAAGCTGGACGATTTCGGCAAGCCCTTCTTCTCGATGCAGATCGAGGGCTCGAAGACCGGGCTCGAACTGCCCGGCATCGTGGATGAGGTCATCACCCTGACCGAGTTGCGCCCCGAGAAGGGCGAGGCGTTCCGTGCCTTCATCTGCACCACCATCAACGATTTCGGCCTGCCGGCAAAGGACCGCAGCGGGCGGCTGTCGATGATCGAGCCCGCCCATCTCGGGCGGCTCATGGCGAAGATCCGCCGCCCGCGCCCCGAGGGCGCCGCCCGCCTGAACTTCGATCTGCCCGCGGCCGCGACCGCACCCAATCCCCCGACGACGCAAGGAGCATGACCATGGTGAGCGACATGGATTTCAACGGCGCGGACACGCAGGACGCCGCCTTCGACCTCATCCCGACCAACACGCTGGCCAAGGTCTGCCTGACCATCCGCCCCGGTGGCGCGGGGCCCGAGGGCTGGCTCACCCAGAGCAAGACCAGCCCGGCGCTCTACCTCAACACCGAGGCGGTGGTGATGGAGGGGCCGTTCGCGCGGCGTCGCATCTACACGCGCATCGGGTTTCGCGGGAAGGCGGCGGGCGGTCCGGGCGACGACACTTACGGCAATCGCGGCCGCGCCATGATCCGCGGCATCCTCGAATCCGCCCGGGGCGTGCGCGCCGACGACCAGTCGAACGCTGCCCGGGCGGCGCGGATGATCCGCAGCCTCGGCGAGTTGAACGGGCTCGAGTTCGTGGCCCGCATCGGCATCGAGCGCGACAAAGACAAGCCCGAGGACAGCGGCCGCAACGTCATCAAGGCCGCGCTCGGCGCCGACCATGCCGAATACGCTCGGGTGATGGGCAGCGTGCCCCAGCCGCCGCAGCAGGGTCAGTTCACCGCCTCGGGCCCGCAGCTTGCGGACAACGGCATGGGTCAGTCGGGCGCGCCGTCCTCCGGCTCCGCGCCCTTCTGGGCACGCTGAGGGGGACGGCCATGATTCCGCGCGACTATCAGAGGGCGGCGGTCGATGCCGCCCGCGACCGCACCGCCGCACATGGCAACACCATGCTGGTGCTGCCCACCGGAGCGGGAAAGACGGCCATCGCCGGTTTCTACATCGGTGAGGAACTGGAACACCGGCGACACGACCGCGTCCTGGTGCTGCAGCACACCGACGAGTTGATCGATCAGAACCGGACCTCCATCGGGGCAGTAACCGGAATGACCACCTCGGTGGTCAAGGCCGAGCAGGACGATTGGAGCGGCCGCATCGTCTTCGGCAGCGTCCAGACGCTCGCCCGCGCCAACCGGCGCGAACGCATGGCGCCGGTCTCGCATCTCGTCATCGACGAATGCCACCGTTCGGCCGCGCAGAGCTATCAGGCTGTTATCGACGCCGCACGGGAACTCAACCCCGAGATCAGGCTGCTCGGGCTTTCGGCCACGCCGGGTCGTGGCGACGGGCGCAGCCTGCGCCGCACCTTCAGCAATGTCGGCTATCACCTGAAGATCGGCACCCTGATCGGGCGCGGTCTCCTGGTGCCGCCGCGCACCTATACCATCGATCTCGGCGTCGAGGACGAACTGGCCGGGCTGGAGGCCACTGCGGGCGATTACGACATGCGCGCCGCCGACAAGGTGCTGAACCGCTCGGTGCTGAACGAGGCGGTCGTCGAGCACTGGCAGGCAAAGGCGGCGGACCGGCGCAGCATTTTCTTCTGCGCGACGGTCGATCATGCCGATGCGGTGGCAGAGGCCTTCCGCGCCGCGGGCGTCACGGCCGAGACGATCTCGGGCGACATGCCCTCGCGGGTGCGCGCCGACCTCATCGCCCGGTTCGACAGGGGCGAGGTGCAGGTGCTGACGAACTGCATGGTCCTGACCGAAGGCTTCGACAGCCAGCCGGTTGGCTGCATCGGCATCCTGCGCCCGATGCTGCACAAGGGCACCTTCATCCAGGCGGTGGGGCGCGGTCTGCGCCGTGTCGATCCCGCGCGTTTCCCCGGTATCGTGAAGACCGACTGCATCGTGCTCGATTTCGCGGGCGCCGCGCTCCGGCACGGGTCGCTTGAACAGGAGATCGACCTTGACGAAGACGATCCCGAGGCCGGCCAGGCGCCGTGGAAACTTTGCCCGACCTGCGAGGCGGAACTGCCGCTCGGCGCCTCGGTCTGCGATTTCTGCGGACATGTCTTCACGCGCGAGCGTGGCGAGGCCCGGCTGCTCACCGCCTTCGACATGATGGAGATCGACCTGCTGGAACGGTCGCCGTTCGCCTGGTGCGACCTGCATGGCGACGGCCAGGCGATGATGGCGAGTGGGTTCAATGGCTGGGCCGGCGTGTTCCACGACGGCACGCTCTGGCATGCCCTCGGACAACCGAAAGGCAGGGCGATCCGGCCGCTCGCCATCGGCACTCGGGTGCAGGCGCTCGCCGCCGCAGACGATTTCCTGCGCGCCACCGAGACGGGGACCGCCTCGATCAAGAGCCGTCGCTGGCTGAACGACCCGGCGACGATGAAACAGATGGACCTGCTGCAGCGCGCGGGGCACGAGGCCAATGGGCTGGATTTCAGCCTGTCGAAATACGCCGCCAACTGCCATCTGAACTTCCGTTGGAACCGCGGCGCGATCACCGCTGCCGTTCTTGGCCGTGCGGAGCGGTCGGCTGCATGAAACGCCCCAATCCGCTCCCGCCCGACCAGATGACGCCCGCAGAACGCCGCACTGAGCTGTGCGGCCTGCTGGCGCTCGGGCTGGTTCGGTTGCGGATGCGTGATGAGGGCGAAGTATCTGACGATACCGGAGAAAGTTGCCTACACTTGTCCAGCGACCAATGCCCTCATGCAACTCCAACTCATCGGAGAAATGCATGAACAAGCCCGATCCCATCCCCGCGCGCCTGGCCGCGCTGAAGACTACGCCGACGCCCGACCTGAAGAAGCAGTGGCGCGAGTTGTTCGACAGCGAACCGCCGCCGTTCAATCGGCGCTACCTTGAATCCCGCCTGGCCTACCGCATCCAGGAACTCAGCCTTGGCGGGCTGAAGCCCGAAACGATACGGCGTCTGGAACGGCTTGGCGAGGAACTGGACGGCGGCGACTGCAAGAAGCGCTGCATCCGTGCCGATCGCGACCGCCCCATCACCGGCACCCGGCTGCTGCGAGAATGGCAAGGGGTCGAGCACGTCGTCACCGTCACCGCTGACGGCTTCGAATGGCAGGGTCGGCCCTACAAGTCGCTCTCGGCCATCGCGCGGGCCATCACCGGCACGCGTTGGAACGGTTGGGTCTTCTTCGGGCTCAAGAACCACAGGGGGCGGAGATGACGAAGCCGCCCGAGAAATCGAAACTTGTCCGCAAGCTGCGGTGTGCCGTCTACACCCGGAAATCGTCCGAGGAAGGACTGGAGCAGGAATTCAACAGCTTGCATGCCCAGCGGGAGGCCTGCGAGGCGTACATCGCCAGCCAGCGGTCCGAGGGCTGGGTGCTGGTCCGCGATCAGTACGACGACGGGGGGATCTCCGGCGGCACGTTGGAGCGCCCCGGACTGAAACGGCTGATGGCCGACATCGACGACGGTCTGGTGGACGTGGTGGTCGTGTACAAAATCGACCGCCTCAGCCGCTCGCTGGCCGACTTCGCCAAGCTTGTCGAGGTGTTCGACCGGAACGGCGTGACGTTCGTCTCGGTGACGCAAAGCTTCAACACGACCACGTCGATGGGGCGGCTGACGCTGAACATCCTGCTCTCTTTCGCCCAGTTCGAGCGCGAGGTGACGGCCGAGCGCATCCGCGACAAGGTCGCGGCCTCTCGCAAGAAGGGCATGTGGATGGGCGGGGTGCCGCCCTACGGCTACCGCGTCGAGAACCGCAAGCTCGTGGTCGACGAGGAACGCGCCGGGCATGTCCGCTGGATCTTTACCCGCTTCCTCGAGATCGGCTCGGGCACGGAACTGGCGCGCGAGGTCGCCAAGCGCGGCATCCGCACGCCCAAGGGCAACCGGATCGACAAGAAGTATCTCTACCGAATGCTGAACAACCGCGCCTATGTCGGCGAGGCGGTCCACAAGGGGCAGAGCTACCCCGGCGAGCACAAAGCAATCATCGACCGCGAGACATGGGACCGGGTGCACGCCATCCTGAAGGAAAGCCCGCGCAAGCGGGCCGCACGCACCCGCGCCGAGACGCCGGCATTATTGAAAGGGCTGCTTTACGGCCCCGATGGCGCGGCGTTCTCGCCCAGCCACACCCGGAAAGGCGGCAAGCTCTACCGCTATTACGTCAGCCAGACCGTGCTGAAGCATGGGGCTGGGTCTTGCTCCATCGGCCGCGTTCCCGCCGGTGAGATCGAGGCCGCTGTCATCGACCAGCTCCGCACCGTTTTTCGTCAGCCCGAGATCGTAGCAGGGACATGGAAGGCTGCGCGTGCCCACGCCAACGATGTCACCGAGGCCGATGCACGCGCGGCCCTCCAACAACTTGACCCGCTGTGGGACGAGCTGTTCCCCGCCGAGCAGGCACGCATCGTGGCACTTCTGGTCGAGCGCGTCGACATCGGCACCGATGGGCTCAACGTCGCCCTGCGTGTCGACGGGCTCGGCGGCCTCGCCCGCGAGATGCTGGCCGGCGGAATCGAGGTGGCAGCATGAGCCGTGCCAAGCCGATCCCCGAAACCGTGACGCTGCACGTGCCGTTCCGGGTCGTGAAGCGTGGCGGGCGAAAGGAGATGCAGATGCCGGATGGCGCCACCCAGCCCCGCAAGACCGACAACACGCTGGTCAAGGCGCTGGCGCGCGCGTTCCGCTGGAAGCGGATGTTGGAATCCGGCGAGTTCGCCACCATCGCCGAACTGGCCGAGCGCGAGGAGATCGCGCCGTCCTACATGACCCGGGTCCTACGGCTCACGCTGCTCGCGCCCGACATCGTCGAGGCGATTCTGGACGGGAAGCAGGGGCCGGAGGTGACGCTCGCGAAGGTGCTGGAGCCGTTCCCGCTCACATGGCAGCATCAGGCGCTGCATTTTTCTCTGTAGGATGAAAACTGCACATTGAAGGATTGACTCGAGGGAGCGGTCTCGCTTAGATCTCTGTAAATCGCCTTACAGAGGATTCTTTCATGCGGCTCGCGGAGCTCTCGGACATTCACTCCGGCTACACGGCGCGCAGCAGGCTCGATCCGCTGCCGGAGGGCGGCGTGCCGGCGCTGCAGCTGCGTGATGTTGGGGCGGAAGGCGCGGCACCGGGCCCAGACTTCCAAAGGTACGATCTGGGCAAGCTGCCCGACCGATACTTTGTCCGTGGCGGCGAGGTCGTGTTTCGCTCGCGCGGCGAGCCGAACGTTGCGGCGGCCATTCGCGATCCGCTGCCGGAACCTGCCGTGGTCATCGTTCCGCTGGTGATCGTTCGCCCGGACAGGGACCGCGTTCTCCCCGAATACCTAGCTTGGGCCATCAACCAGCCTGACGCGCAGCGCAGGCTCGGCGCGGAAGCGCAGGGCACAAGCCTCAGAATGATTCCCATGGCGGTCCTCGAGAACCTCGAGATCGCCGTGCCCGACCTGCCCACGCAGAAACGTATCGTCGAACTCGACGCCCTCGCCCGGCAGGAGGGGCAGCTGCTCCGTCAACTCGCCGCTCGCCGCGAAGAACTCGTAAGCGCCATTCTCGGCGATGCAGCGAAGGCCGCCGACCAGAAGGAAATTGCCTGATGAACGACAAAATCACTCAAAGCGAGGTCAATAACGCAGCTTGGGCTGCCTGCGACACCTTCCGGGGCGCCGTCGATCCTGCTCAATACAAGGACTACATCCTCGTCATGTTGTTCCTGAAGTACATTTCGGACCTCTGGAACGACCACCTGGAAACCTACCGCAAGCAGTACGGTGACGACGAGGCCCGCATTCGCCGCCGCCTCGAGCGCGAGCGGTTCATCCTGCCCGAGGGCGCCAGCTTCTACGACCTCTACGCCCAGCGGAACGAGGCGAACATCGGCGAACTGATCAACATCGCGCTGGAGAAGATCGAGGACGCGAACCGCGCCAAGCTCGAGGGCGTCTTCCGCAACATCGACTTCAACTCCGAGGCCAATCTCGGCCGCCCGAAGGATCGCAACCGCCGTCTCAAGAACCTCCTCGAGGACTTCGCCAAGCCCGCCCTCGATCTGCGCCCGTCGCGGGTGACCGAGGACATCATCGGCGAATGCTACATCTACCTGATCTCGCGCTTCGCCTCGGACGCCGGGAAGAAGGCGGGCGAGTTCTACACGCCCGCAGCCGTGTCCCGCCTGCTGGCAAAGCTCGCCGCGCCGCAGCCCGGCAATACGATCTGCGACCCCGCCTGCGGTTCCGGCTCGCTGCTGATCCAGGCCGCGCAGGAGGTGGGATCCGAGAACTTCGCCCTCTACGGGCAGGAGGTGAACGGGGCGACCTGGGCGCTGGCCCGGATGAACATGTTCCTGCACGCCCGCGACGCCGCCCGCATCGAGTGGTGCGACACGCTCAACAGCCCGGCGCTGGTCGAGGGCGACCACCTGATGCGCTTCGACGTGGTGCTGGCCAATCCGCCCTTCAGCCTCGACAAATGGGGGGCCGAGAATGCCGACAGCGACCCGTTCCGGCGCTTCTGGCGCGGCGTGCCGCCCAAATCCAAAGGCGACTACGCCTTCATCACCCACATGATCGAGATCGCCAAGCGCCAGTCAGGCCGCGTCGCGGTGGTCGTGCCCCACGGCGTGCTTTTCCGGGGCGGGGCCGAGGGACGCATCCGCCAGCAGCTGATCGAGGAAAACCTGCTCGACGCCGTCATCGGCCTGCCGGCCAACCTGTTCACCACCACGGGAATCCCGGTCGCCATCCTGATCTTCGACCGCTCGCGCGAGGAAGGCGGCGCGAACGCGGACCGGCGCGACGTGCTGTTCATCGACGCCAGCAAGGAGTTCACGCCGGGCAAAACCCAGAACGTGATGGACGAGGCACATGTCGCCAAGGTGCTTGAGACCTACGGCGCCCGCGCCGAGCTCGAGCGGTATTCGCATCGGGCCAGCCCCGAGGAGATCGCCGAGAACGGCTACAACCTCAACATTCCCCGCTATGTCGACACCTTCGAGCCCGAGGAAGAGATCGACGTCGCTGCCGTGCAGAAGGACATTCTTCGGATCGAAACCGAACTGGCCGAGGTGCGGGCGAAGATGGCCGTGTATCTGAAGGAGCTCGGCGTTGATGCGTAAACTGCCAGCAGGATGGGAGCTCGCCGCCCTCAGTGATTTGGTCCCGCGGGAAAAGCCAATCGTCTACGGCATCGTGCAGGCCGGGCCGGAATTCCCTGGTGGCATCCCATACATCAAGAGCTCCAACGTTGGCGCGAAGATCGACCCCGCCTCACTGTCGCGCACGTCACCCGCAATCGCGCACAAATACCGGCGTTCGGTTGTGCGTCCGGGCGACATCGTGTTCTCGTTGCGTGGCAACATCGGGCAACTGAGCATCGTTCCAGACACCCTTCCTGAGGCGAACCTCACGCAAGGAACTGCGCGCATTTCCACCAATGGGCGCGCCCTGAACGCTTTCGTGGCCGAAGCTCTCAAGTCTCCCAACCTTCAGAAGCGCATCGACATCGTTTCCAAGGGAAGCACGTTCAGGGAGATTTCTCTGGAGGAACTCAGAGACCTTGAGCTTCCACTCCCCCCACTCCCCGAACAGCGCAAGATCGCCGAAATCCTGCGGACCTGGGACGAGGCGCTCGAAAAGCTCACCGCCCTCCGCGCAGCGAAGGCGCGGCGTTACAAGGCCATCGCTCGCCGCTTCTTCGACCCGTGCCATCCTTCCTTTGGTCAGCGACCTAATGACTGGCGCGAATACGAACTGGGCGAGGTCTTTCGCGAGCGCGTGGAAAACGGCAACGGCGATGATCGGTTGCTTAGCGTCACTATGAACGGCGGCGTTATCGACCGCGAGGAAGTCGGCCGCAAGGATACCTCGACCGAGGACAAGTCGCGCTACAAGCTGGTTCTACCGGGCGACATTGCTTACAACACCATGCGGATGTGGCAAGGCGTCTCTGGCCTGTCATCTTTGCGCGGAATCGTGAGCCCCGCTTACACGGTCGTCACACCGATCGACGACCGTATCCTTGGCCGCTATGCCGCCCACCTGTTCAAGTCGCGCCGGATGGTCTTCGATTTCCAGCGTTATTCGCAGGGCCTGACCAGCGATACCTGGAACCTGAAATTCCCGTCGTTCGCCAAGATCAAGGTCGGGCTCCCGCCGATTCCCTTGCAAGGGCGTCAAGCCGATCTGCTGGACGCGATGCTGCACGAACTCACCCTCATCGACGCCGAAATCGACGCCCTCACCCGCCAGAAGCGCGGCCTCATGCAGAAGCTGCTGACGGGCGAGTGGCGCGTGAACACGACAGAGGCGACGGAGGTGGCGCAATGA